TATGTTTTTTAATTAAAGGAGAAAACTATGACAAAGATTGGGAAAAACTTTTCTGTAGATGTGTATGTAAACTTAAATAAGGATTGTGTTTCATTATCTACTCCATATGTTTGTATAGACATTTTTGATATTTTGAAAAAAGATCGGTGTTTTTGTTTTACTATCGGTTTTGTTTTTGGTGTACTTTCTATTTATATTAAAGGAGATTTGGATGACTGAAACGATTAGAGAAGATTTTAAAGTTTTACAACAATGGACGGATAGAGAAAAATTAGTATTTATCTTTTCAAGAATGTGTCCAGATTTTGTTGAAAAAGGTGATGTTATTATAGCTGGGGGAAGAAAATTTCTTTTTAGTGTTTATGATAATCTGATTCAAGTTGATACGGTCGATTATGAAATTAAGGAGGAAATATGAAAGTAGATAAGATTGTTTTACAGATTGAAAAAGAGAAAAAAGTTGAATTAACATTAAATCAAGCAAGAGAATTAAAAAATATTTTAAATGGGATGTTTAAAGATTATGAGATATGTCCGATATATCCATATGTTCCTACTTATCCTTGGTGGGAAGTAAAACCTTCTTGTGATCCAGGGAAACCATATATTAATATAATTTGTAAATCTTGATTATTTTTTTTAAATATTGTATTCTCTTTATAGGGAGAATTTAATGAATGGATAATCAAGAATCACATGAAATGAATATAATATCTCCAGTAAGTATTGAAGGATTAGAACTTTCTGGAGGAGAAGTTAAATTTTTTGCCAAATTAATTGAACTTGGGATAGAATCAGATTCTTATGGGATTGCTTATCGTGAAGCTGGCTATTCTGTAGATAATGATGTCCAGGCTCAAATAAAAGGTAGAGAACTAGCTAGAAAAGAAAATGTTGCTATTGCTATTTCAAGGTATTTAAATGGAATTATAGGGGACTATAAGATTTCTTTTGAGAAAAGAGTTTTAGATATGCTTGAAGTTCGATCTACTTGGAAACTTAATTGGTTTTTTGATTGTAATGGAAGATTAAAACCTTTAGATCAAATTCCAGAAAAATATCATTGTGTTATTGATGCAATACGAATTAAACATTATGGAAAAGATGGAGATATAACAGAAAAAGAATTGGATCTTCCTAATAGAGAAACTTCAGCTAAACTTATGCTTGCTATCTTAAATAAACAAGAGGATCTTGGAGAAAAAGTAAAAGGAGAGGATTCACAGGATAAAATAAAAGCTATTCTTGCTAGAGAGAGAAAGAAAACTGAAAAATCTGTAATTGCTGCTGCCTCTGCGGGTGCGGCATTTGGAGCATTTCAAGCAGCTGAACAAAGAAAGGAAGAGTAGTATGGAGGAAGATGATTGGATTAATGATACTTTAAAAAATATTAATAGTGATAATGAAAAAGAAAAAATAGATATATTCAATTCTATTTATGATAAAGCGAAAGAAGAAATTTTTAATATTTTTAATTTTTATGATAAAACAAAATTATCAGCTAATGAAAGTATTGCTTTAGTTCAAGGTTCTGTTCCAGTTCAGTTTTTTCATATAATCTCAATTTGGTATTTTATGTGGGTAGAAAATAAAAATAATGGCGAAAAAATTACATAATTGGACTTGGAAGGAAATAGAAGAAATTCATGAACATCCTCATATTTTAGGTCATTTAGTTGGGAAAGATAAACTTACTGAATTACACTCAAAATGGATTAGATACATTTGGTCTGAAGGAAAAGAAAAAGCATTACAGGCTTTTCGTGGATCATATAAAACTACAGCAATAGCCGAAATTGGGGCTATTGAATGGCTTTTATTTAATCCTAATGATCGTATATTTTTTATTAGAAAAACTTTTACTGATGCTCTTCAAGTTGTTCAAACAATAGCCAATATGATGGAAACTGATGAGATAAAAGAATTATTTGAGTTTGTTCATGGAACATATCCCTTTGGATCTAAAAACACATATGTAAGACGAAAAGAGAAAATAGAATTTTCATTTAAAAAAACAATAACTCCTGAAGGGAGTCTTAATCCTTTTGGACTTGATACAGGAATAACAGGGAAACACGGGGATTTTATTCTTCTTGATGACTTTGTTGATTTAAATGATCGAGTTTCCCATGCTATGAGGGAAAGAACTAAAGATATTGTCCGAGAAATAGCTACAAACATTATCGATCCGGGGAAACCTGTCCGTTATATAGGGACACCTTGGCATAAACAAGATGCTTGGGAAATATGTCCTAAACCATTAAAATTTAATGTTTATGATTGTGGGCTTCTTACTGAAGAAGAAATAGAAAGTAAACGAAAAAGTACTACTCCTAGTCTTTTTGCGGCTAACTATGAACTAGAACACGTCGCTTCTGATGATGCTTTATTTAAAGATCCTGTTTGGGGAGAATGGAAATATTCGGGAATTGAAGAGCCTGTAGCACATTTAGATGCAGCTTTTGATGGAGACCATTATTGTGCTCTTTCTATAGCAGCAAGAAGACATGATGGGAAAATTCAAGTAGTGGGTTTCACTTATGCAGGAAATGTTAAAAAATGGATAAATGATGGAACAATCAGTTCTCTTTTAAAACGATATAATTGCAAAAAAATATATAATGAAAGTAATCCAGATAAAGGATATGTGGGGGATTCTTTAAAAACTTTATCTGGAATTATAGTAAAACCATATCAAGAAGAAATGAAAAAGCATATAAAGATTAGTACATATCTTTTCGAAGTATGGAAAGATTTAGTTTTTTCTGAGAATACAGATGGAGAATATATGAATCAGATTTTGGATTGGAGAGAAGGACAAGAACCTGACGATTCGGTGGATGGACTTGCTTCTTTAGCAAGAGCTTGTTTTACAAAAAGGAAAGCTTATCATTCAGAAAGGTGGAATTGGTAAATACATACTTGTATATATTAGATATTTTTTATATAATTTCATGGGAGGAATAAACCCATGAGAAAAAAAGAATTGAACAAAGATATAGGTTTTTTAGATAATCTTCCTTCTATTGAAGTTGTTGGAAAAAATAAAAGATTTGATGGTTGGTCTAATGCTCTTTCTGGAATGGGATATTCAAAGGACAAAAGAAAATATACAAAATTTTCTGCTACTTCAGGGACAAGTGCTTTTATTGATAAAAACTCTCTGGTTGAAATGTATGCTTATGATGGATTAATTAGTCGTTTAGTTGATGTTTATCCTGATGATATGACAAGAGAATGGATTAGTATTCCGTCTGATGAAGATGAAACAATTATAAATGAACTTGAGAGATTAGGAGCAGAAAACATAATTAATACTGCTTCTAAATGGTCTAGACTTCTTGGAGGATCTTTAATTTTTATTGGAGCTATGGATGGACAAGGAACAGAAAATCCATTAGATTTAAAAAAAATAAAAAATATTGAATATTTAAAAGTTTATGATTTAGGTGATATAAAGACAGAACAAAGTATATTTATTACTGATCCGAATAATCCTAATTTTGGGGAAATTGAATTATATGCTGTTAACGTTCGAATTGGTAATAGTTGGCAATTAATTTATTTACATCGGAATAGGTGTATTCCTATTTATGGAGTAAAGATCCCAACTTCTTTAAAATTAGGGTCTATACTTGACCTTAGATATTGGGGGAATTCTATAATTCCTCCAGTGTATACATATATTCAAGATTATTTAGGAGCTATGGGCTCTGTTTCTAATGTTCTTTATGAACTTATAATTGGAAAATATAAATTTTCTGATTTAGATGAAATGTTAGTTCAAGGGAATGAATCACGTCTTAGGAATAGAATGGAAGCAATAGATGCTACGAAAAGTGTATTACATTCTATATTTTTAGGAAGTGATGAAGAATATACAAGGGACGTTGCTAATCTTTCTGGTGTTTCTGATGTTCTTGACAGGTTTATGATGCATGTTAGTTTAGTTACAGGAATTCCAGTAACTAAGTTATTTGGTAGATCCCCTGCCGGATTAAATGCTACTGGGGAAAATGATATAAAATCTTATTATGATTCTGTTCGTTCTAAACAAAAAAATGAATTAACAAAACCTATTCAAACTCTTATTGATATTATTTCTGTTTGGAAAGGAAAACAGACAGGAATAAAGTTTATATTTAATCCTTTAAATCAAACTAGTGATAAAGAAGAATCAGATATTCGTAGAGTTGATGCGGAAACTTATCGAACACAGGCTGATGCTGACCAAAGATATATAGATACTGGGGTACTTATGCCGGATACAGTATATAATATGCGTTTTAAAGATACTTTAGGGGAACAAGATTTTACTGAAACTCCTGAAGAACCGGATGGACCTGATTTACCCGAAGATGATAAAAATAAAATAAAAAAATAGATTATAGTTTTTAAGGGAGATTATGGGAAATTTTATAGATTTTAGACAAAAACTAAAAGAGCATAGAAAAAGAATTACTTGGAGAAGAAGAAAGCCTGTTCCTGTTATTCGATCAAAATATCCTTTTCGGGCTGAAGCATTATCTATGAAATTAGTAAGAAAAAATGTTTCAAAGTATATTGATATATTTAATACTTGGTTTAAAAGTCATATATCTACATGGAAAGAACAAAGAAGACGATATGATTCTTGGGATACTCAAGTAGATATTTTTCTAAAAAATTTAGAAAGTCAAATAGCTGAATATTATGGTACTTCAGATAATTTTGAGATTGATATGAGAAAACAAGTTAATCTTATCGCTTCTTTTGTGTATGATTTAGCTGTTTCTGAATTTGGTAGACAGATAGAAAAATATCTTGGAACTATTTATTATGGATCTGAAATGTGGTGGGAAGATATAAAAAAACAATGGGTTTCTGAATTCATAGAAAGAACTAAAAAATTAGCGTTTGATTATATTAATAAGACAAGAGATACACTTTTAATTGCTGTAAGAGAAAATTGGTCGTTTGAAAAAATTGAAGCTGAAATTCAAATAATTAATTCTTCTTATACAATAAATAAAGTTAAATTTATTGCTCAAGATACTGTAGGAGCTTTAAATGGGATTATTGAACAGCAACTTCAACAATCAATCGGGATAAATTATTATGTTTGGATGACTATGGGGGATGAACGTGTAAGGGGACGACCTACAGGATTATATCCAAAAGCAAAACCTAATCATTGGATGATGGATGGAAAAGTTTGTGATTGGCGAAATCCTACTATATGGTCTACACGGGGGGTTGAATGGGAAGATAGATCCGATGATGCTCCGAAAGTTCATCCTGGAAGAGATTGGAGATGTTTAAGTGGGGAAACTAAAATCTTTAGTTATGTCCCTACAGAAAAATTGTATAGGCGTTGGTATACTGGTGAATTTTCCGAATTTATCTTGGATGACGGTATTAGTTTTGTGTGTACAAAAAATCACCCTATTTTGGGGGCCGATGGTTTTATGAAGGAAGCACAATTCTTTAATATTGGAGACTATTTTATCCAAATTCCCCTGGATGTCAATTTGTTTTCGGAAAGAAATAAAAATAGTGGAATATTTACTTTTGATGAGTTGTTTAGTTTTTTCAGTAAAAATATGATTCTTACACAATCTTTTTCTAACAGTGCAAGTAATTTCCACGGCGATGGAATCATTAATCAAAATATCGATATTATATCGTTTGAAACTGAATTGGAGAATTGCATTGATTCCTTGATTGAGAATGGAATTATAGATAAGTTCCTCTCCGAAGCCAATGCAAGACTTCCTGAATTGCCTAGTTTTAGAAATTTTGTTTCTAAATTTATTTGTATGGGATATCCCTCTGACAGCTTCATGACTTTTTTGTGTAAGTTTTTTTCTATCTTCGATAGAGAGTTTAGCCATTCTAATGAAATTTGCTTCAGATCCATTTCTGATTTGAATTCCATTTTCTTTAAGAATTCTATTTATTACAATTCGCTTTACCCCATATTCTTTAGAGAGGAACAAGCAACTATCTCCACCAATATATTTTTGAATAATTTCTTTATCAGGAAGATGTTTTCTATTTGGAGGAAATCTCTTTATCTTAGGAATTCTAAGACCGATTCTCTTAATTCCTCTGCTAAGAGCGTCGGGATTAACTTTGAAAAGTTTTGCTGTTTTAGTAATACTCATCCCACTAAGAATAAATTGATAAGCATCAGAGATAAGCGATCTTTCCAGTCGTCTTGCCATATATATAACCTCCAAACTACTGATTCATGGTATACTATAACCGAGTCTGGAATTATTGTCAATAATTGTCGTTGTCTTTCTGCTCCTTTTGTTATTCCTTTGATAAAAGAGATTGATAAAGAAATAGAAAAAGAGGAAAATTTATGAAAGTAAAAGATGATATTTTATATTATATTAAAGAAGAAATGGAAAAAAGACCTTTTGGAGTTATCTCAATAGAATGGAGTGAAAAGGGAAATTATATACAGACTGTAGTTTCTGAGACAAAAAGATTCTACAATGAACCAAAGAAAATAAAGATTGTGTCAAAAGAATTCAATAATGGATAAAGGGGCTTGACTTATTTTTTAATATAAGTATAATTCTATATAGTTTGTGTCTTACTGATATACGGAAGACTCTTGGAAACAGGAGTCTTTTATTTTTGGAGGTAGTATGGATATTTTAGATGTTTTACTAAATGATAGTGAAATTGATAAAATGGACAATTGGATTGTCTCAAAAGAAATTGAATCTGTTATCTCCGATAATTCTGATGAAGAAGATATAGCTGAAGATGTAAGTTATGATGCTTGTGGAAAGAAAAAGAAAGATGGAAAAATTGGTGAGGTTATGGTTCCCGAAGGTGGAAAATATTCTCATGAAAGAATGAGAAGACCTATTAAAGGTGCTGAATATAGAACTAAAAAAATGGAAAATGGGACTCTTGTTAGATTAATGAAAATACCAAAGGGGAAAGATAAAGGAAAATGGGTAGCACAAGCTATATTAAAACCAGTTAAAAGATTCTTATGAAAGGATTGAACATAATGATTGGTGGGAAGTAACTCCTTCTAAGTTTAAAGAAACCCCGGAAGGTTATCTTAAAGGAGAAGCAATTGTTACTAATATTGGAGTTTTTCCTTATTTAAATAATGATGGATCTATTCGAAAAGAACTTAGGTTGCCAGAAGAAGTTTTTAGTAATGAATCTATTCAGTCTTTACTTGGAAAGCCTATAACAAATAATCATCCCTCTGAAAAAGTAGATATAAATAATATTTCTAAATATTCTGTTGGAATGACAGGGGATCAGATTATATCTGATCCTTATCATTTAATGATTGGATTGACAATTACTGACAAGAAAACTATTCAAGATATTAAAAATGGGAAACAAGCTCTTTCTTGTGGATATGATTGCGATTTAGAGAATGCGGAAAATGGAGCAAAACGATATGGACAGTCTTATGATAAAATTCAAAGGAATATAAGATATAACCATATAGCTATTGTTGATTTTGCTCGTGCTGGGGAAAAGGCTAGAATTCATATGGATTCTGCTATAAATATAGATAAACTTATTAAGGAGGAGATTATGGAACTTAAAAAGATCACTCTTGATGGAGTAGAATATCAAGCTGAAGCTGAAGTACTTAAAACTTTAAACACAGAGAAAGCTCGTGCTGATACTCTTGCTACTGAATTGAGTACAATCAAAACTGACAAATCTAAGATTGAAGCTGAACGTGATACATTTAAAGCTCAGTCTGAAAAAGTTTCTAAGGAATTGGAAACTCTCAAGAAATCTACTGTGGATTCTACAAAGGTTAATGAACTTGTCAAGGAAAAAATTGATATCCTTGATATTGCTTCTAAAATTAAAGTAGAAGTAAAAGATGGGATGAACAATGAGGATATTAAAAAAGCTATCATCGTAGCTAAGTTTCCTGGAACTGATCTTACTGGAAAAGATTCTGCTTATATTCAGGGTAGATACGATTCTGTAGTTGTTTTAATTAAAGCAGAGACGGAAACAAAGGCTGATGCTTCTGTGCGTTTTCTTACTAAAGTTCCTCCTTCTAAAGATGGGGAAATCGATATAAATAAGAAAAAGGAAGAGTTTAATAAACGACTTCATAATGCTTATCTTAATGAGAAAAAGGAGGAATAACCATGAGTGCATATGGTGAAATGGATCATGCCCTTGCTGGTTTGATTTATGGTCTTGATTACGAAGTAGAATCGCTTATTGCTGCTTCGGGTGTTACTTTTGAATTTGGAGATCCCGTATTCGTGGATGAAGAAGACGAAAGTATTGCCTATGAACCTGATTCTACTGATGCTTCTCTTCATTTTGCGGGTATTGCTATTATCTCGCAAAGAAGTTTTGCAGATTCTGAAGGTGAGTATCCTCCGTATGATACGGTAAATGTATTACGGAAAGGAAAAGTTTGGGTAACTGTTGCGTCGGGGATTACTAATTGTGCGCAAAAAGCTGCATATGTTATTAACCTTACTTCTGATGCAGACTACAAAGAGTTTACCTCTACTTCTGGATCTAATTATGATTGTGGTTGCTATTTCCGTTCGAATGCTGATAACGGTTTAGCAGTTCTTGAAGTTCGTGGGCTGAAATAGGAAGGAGGGTAATATGAATATGGATGTAGCTCATCTTGATACTGGTGAAACTGTCTTTTTCAAAAGACAACTTGAGGTTATTTTATCTCAGACTTATGACGAGAAGTATAAGCCACTTAAAGCGTTCCTTGCTTTTCCTGTTACTTCTGAAGCTCCTCCGGCTGCTACTGAAATGACTTGGAGAAGTTTTAAGCAGTATGGCCTGGCTAAAATTATAGCTGACTATGCTTCTGACTTTCCTAGAGTTGATATTGGTGGGACGGAACAGAGTAGGAAGTTGTTTGAGATTGGGGACTCTTTTGGATATTCTATTATGGAAATTCGAAGAGCTATGATGGCCGGTTTTGACTTGGAAGCACGGAGAATGAAAACTGCTCGGGATGCTATTCAAGTTAAAATGAATAAGATTGCTTGGGATGGTGTAACTGAGAAGAACATTCCTGGATTTTTAGACTATCCTGGAATTACTGAATATTATGTTCCTGCTACAGGAACATCAACTACTAAAACTTGGTCTACCAAAACTGCGGATCAGATTCTTGTTGATCTTAACGGGCTTTTGAATGCGGTTATTGTTGGGACTAATGGAATTGAAGTTCCTACTGATATATTGATGCCTTTGGAAAGTCTTAGACTTATCCAAACTACTCGGGTTAGTACTTATTCTGATACTACAATTTATGAGTTTTTTAAGAAAACTAATCCGAATGTCAATATTGATTGGATTCCCGAACTTGATACGGCGGGGGATAGTTCTACTAAACGGTTTATGTGTTACGTAAAGGATACAAATCATATCCACTTTGAAATTCCTATGAGTTTCGAAATTGGGGAAGCTGATAAAGAAGCCTTTTCGTACAGTATTCCTTGTAAGGGAACTTGTCTTGGGATTGTGGTTTTTTACCCGCAATCGGTTGCTTATGGGGATGGGATTTAGTTGAGTTAGCTCTCCCTCCCCTTGATGGCCGTTGGCCGGATGGGGGAGGGTATTATTCTATTTTATAGGGAGAGAAAATATGATAGTAGGTTGGGAAGTAGAAAAAGTAAAAGCTGGGGCGGTTGTAGGTCTTTTAATGGTTCCTATTATTGAAATGGAAAAGAAGGAAGAATTAAAAGAAGGGGAAGTTAAAATAGAAGTAAATAGGGGAAATGAAAAACCCCCCATGATTGGTGGAGAGCCACAAGTCCGTCTTTTCCCTGGATATAATGAAATTACTGATGAAGTTTGGAACAAAATTAAAGTTCATCTTACTAGTAAAATTTTAGATAAACGAATTGTTTATCTTTCAAAAAGAGGAAAAGATGAAGAAACTGGAGATATGGTTGAAGAGGGTATTCCTCTTGGAGATTTGAAACCAGAAAAAGCAAAAGAAGTAATTTGGAATTGTTTTGATGTTACTGTTTTAGAAAGATGGAAAGCTGAATATGCTGCAAAAAATGATTTAATTCGAACAATCAATCTACAATTTGATGGTATTGCAGAAGGGAAAGTTCCAGATGAAAAAATAGGAAAAGGAAAATAATTTATGGTAACCCCGGTTAGTTATATACAATTTATGTATCCCATTATGTATGCAGATTCTGTATTTCGTGATTTGTATATTGAGTTAGCGGAAGCTATGACTAACCGGGGATATTTTGTTTCTACTCTTGCTGATTATGCTGTAGCTCTTAGGGCTATGCACAATTATTCAATTGATGCAGATGTTTCTAGAAAAAATGGTGAAGCAGGAATGATTACCACAAAAAGTGAGGGTAATGTTAGCATTCATTATTGGAATAAGGTAGAAAAAGGAAGATATTCCGATTTACAAATGACGAAGTTTGGGCAAAGACTTTTAGCTCTTATTAAAGCACAAGGGCCTAGTATTAGTGCAGGAGGAGAAAACTTTAATGATCTTTTAAATGGAACTACTATTGATGAGGAATTTTAAATATGTGGTTTAATTTAAAAGCAATTGATGTTTGGAGAAATACTCCTGCTTCTGGGTTTGTACCTTCAACATATGTTTATTTTACTACTGTTTCTGGAACGGTAACTGATTTATCTGGAAGTGATGCAATAAGGAATAATCAGCAATTTGCTGATGTAAAAAAATTAATATTTTTGGATATTAATTATAAAAATATTATTAGAAGTCAAGATGAAGTAGTGATTGATGATGAATGGTTTCGTGTAGTTACTACTCAAAAATATGAAAATATGTTATCTCATGTAGAAATATATCTTGGCGATTCTCAATGGAGAAGAGATTAAATGGTAAAAACAAAAGATGATTTTATGAATACCATTCTTCCCATTATAGAAAGAACTGCTTATGGAATTTTAAATTATGCAGGAAATGAAACTGCTCATTATCTTAAAAGTGCTGTTCCCGAAGATACTGAAAAATTAAAGGATTCCTTTACTTATGGAAGTAAAGGAGTAGACCTTCCTGATTATTGTTATCAAAAGGGAGCTAGTCCAGGAAATCCAGTTTTAGGTTTACTTGGGAATGCCGCTGAAACTGAAGATATTATTGGGCCGGTAAGAGAAAAGTATCTTTGTAAAGTGGGAACTAAAGTTTCTTATGCTATATATATTAATGATGGAGCGGGGCCGCATGTTTCTGGAGAAGATGGAGAAGGTTTTTTAAAACGAATAATAGAATGGTGGGAAAGAAATGGAATTCCTTCGGGAAAGATGACCAAATTAAGTAATGGCATGATTGTGGATAGAAATTGTGAAGCTTTAATTCGACATATTCAGGAAAATGGAACTGCTCCTGTTAGTTTCATGGATGGAGCTACAGGAGTGGCAAAAAAATCAGTAGATGAAGCTTCATTCATATGGAAATCGGCACTCAAAAATTTAGAACCTTTAATTGTTACTGTAGAGCAAGGGAAGGTTACAAAGAAATGATAGAAAAAAGTATTATCCAATATTTAATGTCTGCTTCTTCTTTACTTACTCTTTTAGGAAGTTCTAATATTTATCCTTATCGTGTTCCCACTGAAGCAAAAATGCCTTGGATTTGTATAAATCCTTTATCAGGAGGAACAAGGGAAATAATTACACAAAAATATACTGATACAGAACAGACTGTTCTTATTTATATAGATGCTGATAATTTTTTGACAGGTAGACAAATATCTCAAAAATGTTTAGAATTAATAGAGAATTATCGGGGGGATATGTCTGATAGTTTTGATGTACATCTAACCTGTTCACCAATTAGACATATCGATGGTTATGGAGGTTCGTATAGATTTCTTTTTGATGTTTATACGAGATTTAAAGAGGAAACTGTATATCCAGTAAGCATATAGGAGGAATATTATGGCTGAAGAAAAAAGATTAATAGGTGATGATGGAAAATTAGCTAAAGGAAGTTTAGCCGCTGTTGCTGAAACCACTACTCTTACCGCGTTAAGTTGGTATTTGATTACCGCGAAAGCTACCTCTGCTAGTAAATTTGGAGATCTTGTTGTAGGAGATTTTTATTATGCTCCTTGTGAAATTACTCTTACTACGGGGGATGAAGCAAAACTTCTTACTCTTTCGGATCTTGTGGATCTTTCAGGATGGTCTCTTGAACTTTCCGCTGATGAAGTAGAAGTTACTGTTCTTGCTGATAAGTTTAAGAAGTATAGGAAGGGGAAACTTGATGCTAATGGGTCTGCTTCTTTCATATTTATTAAAGGTGTAACTGACCAAGCAAGTGGATTAGCTAACTATTTTTATGACCATGTGGCGATTACTTCTTCCGGTACGGTTACAAAAACTGCAAAACTTACTGATCCGCTTTATCTTGTCGGATATATGGATGACGATGATGATAGTGGAGAAGCAATGTTAGCTACGGTAATGCAAGTGGAGTTTTATAATTTTCCGCTTAATCTTAATAGTTCTGAGGCGGTTAGTATTGAAACCCCGTTTAGGCTTGCTGGTGATACTGATCCGATCCTATATAGGATTACAAACGTTTAAATGAAGGAAGAAGGGAGAGAAAAATTATGATGATTACACTTACGAGTAAAACTGAGTATGTACCAGAATGGAGGGAAAATAAGAAAGACCCGAATCCTATTGTAGTAGAACATAAAGTTCCTACTATGGCTTTGAAGGATCGGCTTATTCCGAAGGCTAAACTTAAAGTTATTGTTTCCCCTGATGGGAAATCTGAAGGTGGGGAATCTGAAATTGTTGTGGATAATTCTAACATAGTTAATGGAATGATAACGGGTTTTAAGAATTTCACAATAAATGTAGATGGAAAAGAAATTCAGATTAAAAAGGTAGAAGACATAACTGGGAAAGAAGCCCCTGCTATTTTTGGAGAGTTAGTTGATGAACTTGGAACTTATTTTCAAAAATTGCTTAATGAAAAGGCCGACTCAAAAAACTAAGAATTGCTTACCGGCTGTTTAGACTAGGTAAGCACGAATATATCCCCCGTCCTGGACGGGGGCATGTTTTACAATGTGTTGTAGAAGGAACAACGGTTCGAGCGGATGAAATACTTAAATATTGTGATGAACAATTTTTTACTTTATTTGGGTATTGGCAAGTATGTAAGACATGGGGATTACCGAATGGAAATATTGGATGGGCTAATGAATGCGCTAATTTAATAGAAGCTTTTTTAGCATTCGAAACTGAATCAAATAGAATGGAAAAGGAGGAAATGGAAAAAAGAGAAAGAGAAAGAAAAAATCAAATGGCAAAAAGTAAAGCAAAGAATATACATAAGTAGGAGGAAATTGTGGCAATAGCAGAAGAATTAGTAATTAACATAAAAGCGCAAGTACAGCAAGCTCTAAACAGTTTAAAAACTACTGAAAAACAATTAGATAATGTTACTACTTCTGCTAAAAAAACAACCCAATCCGTTTCTGATATGGGGAATAATATCAGTTCTTCTATTAAAAGATTGGCAGTTCAGTTTGGGGTATTCAAAACTGTTGTAGAGGGAGTAAAATTTAATGCTTTTATACAACAAACTGAAATTGCTTTTGGTGTTTTTATAGGAAATGTTGATGAAGGAAAAGCAAAAGTAAAAGAATTATTTGATTTTGCAATAAAGACTCCTTTAACTTTTAAAGAAACAATTACAGCAAGTAGGCAATTACTTGCTTATGGTTTTGCTGCTAGTGATTTACAAAAACAATTACAATTATTAGGAGACGTTTCTACTGGAGTAGGAACTAGATTATCTGATCTTGCTTACGTTTATGGAACATTGAAAACACAAAATAGAGCATATACTAGGGATCTTATGCAATTTGCAATGAGAGGAATTCCTATTTATGAATATCTTTCTAAAGTATTAAATATAAATAGAGAGGAAATACAAAAGTTAACACAACAAGGTAGAATTGGTTTTGATGCAGTTCAAGCTGCTTTTACCCTTATGACTTCTTCTGGGGAAAGATTTGGGAATATGATGACTATTCAGATGAAAAATTTATCTGGAATGTTTAATATAATTCGAGACATAACAGAAATAATTATAGGGGATTTAACAAAAGGAATTGCTGATGAATTATACCCTGTTTTAAAAAATATTTCTTCTTGGATGGTAAATAATAGAAAAGAAATAATTTCCTTTGGAGAAGATACAGGAAGAGCTTTTAGTACAGTAATTGATATTTTAAAATTAGTATTTACTGTTTTATCTAGTATTCCTTCTGAAGTTTATTTAATTGCTGCTTCTTTTTTAATGACAAATAAACTTGTTTCGGTATTTGTTGGAATTTTACCTAAATTAAAAAACATAGTTTCAGTATTTTCTGAATTATTTTTAGCAGTTAAAACATTTGGTATTGAAGCTATTTCCGTTTTTGCTCCGACTGGAATGTTTGTTGTAGGTATTGGCTTAGCTATTGTCGCTATAGCAAAACTCAATGATAAAATGAAAGATATACAAAAAACCGCTGAAGAAGTGCGAAATAAAGCTACATATCAAAAAATGTTATTGGAATTAAAAAACGGGATTTATAGTAATATTCCAGGCATGACAAAAGAAATGGCTGATTTAGCTAACAAATATAATACATTTAATAAGGCTATTGAAAATGCAAATGCTATTATTGAATGGAAAAAACAATTAAATGAATTAACAAATAGTGCTAAAGAAAATAAAAATGTTTTACAAAATAGTCTTACTATTTTAAAATTAGCATTAACTACTCTTGATGTTAGTGGGAAAAATGCAGTAAACAATATACAAGATGCATTAGGAAACTTATATTATTATATGAAAACTTTACCTCAAGATATGCAAACAGCTTTAATTGATTCCTTAGCAAATGAATCAGCATGGAGGGAAGCAACAAGAAGTGAGAATGATAATGCAATAAAACATTATAGAAGTATAATAAAAAATATTATTTCTACAATTGAAAGAGGATCTCCTGAAGTAGCTGACAAAATTAAAAGTTTAATGAATCTCATTTATGCTACTGAAAAAGGAGCTGGTTTATATGGTGTAGAAAAAGAAGAAAGTCCTATTCTAGCTAGTTTATTGGGTGATGAAGAGGGTCGAAGTAAAAACATAAGAAAAATAAAAGATGATTTATATTATATAGCAAAATTACGTGCGGAACAAATTGAAATAATGCAAGATAATGAGAATATTGCTTTTAAGCAACAAGTAGCATTAGTAAAAGAACAATATTCTTGGTTATCTCTTATGTATGCTGTTGATGGAGATATAAATGGAGAATTAAAATCTAAATATGAACTTGAGAAAAAATTAAATAAATTATATGAAGATCGTTATGATACTCTTCTTAATGGAGAAGATAAATATTGGGCTGCTCTTAAACGAGAAATCGCTTTAATGATGGAAAAAGAAGATTATATTGGTGCTATGACTGGACAAGCAATAATGGGATTACAAGGAACTGAAGTTGGAAAAATGGCTGCCGGGGCTAATAATCCTGCATTATTAGCTGTTTCTGCACTTACAGATTTTCTTAAATCCATAGAAAGTGTAAATGATATTTTAAATCCTTTTGCTACTATTTTAAAAGGTGTATCTATGACAATTGCTCCTTTTCTTAATTCTGTTTTTAGGCCATTTTCTGATTTATTAAAAACAGTTGGAATTACATTGGGAGCTTTATCTACAATATTATTAACATTAAATCCCGCTTTAATGGCAATAAGAGCTACAGCTTCTATTTTAGCTGATGGATTTTTATGGTTATATAATTATCCCATTAGAATGTTTGCTAATGGAATTATTGATATAATGAATGGAATAATATCCGCTCTTAATAAGTTACCTTTTGTTGATATTGATTATATTGATAGATTGGAAGCTATTTATTATTTAAATGTTGAAGCTGAAAATGCCGCGAAAGAAGCGGCTGAAGCAGCTGAAGAAGCTGCAAGGCTATTGAAAGAAGCTTTAGAGAAGCAACTTGATACTGTACAAGATCAAATAAAATTTCTTCAAGATAAGATGAAGGATCTTTATAATAAACAAATAGATTCTTTAAAAGACTTATATGAAGTTGGAGCAATTACCGGGGCTCAATATGCTTCTCAAGCGAAAACATTATCTGATCAATATGCTAGTTATTTTTTAAGTGATCTTGAAATACAATATGATCAATTAACTACTTTAAATGCAATTGCAACGGAAATAACAGCATTAAAAGCAGTAGAGCAAGGATTAAAAGATCGAATAGCCGACACATCTGCTGCTGAAACTGCCGCTCAAGAGGCTGCTACCGCCGCTGCCGCACAAGCTGCCGCTGATTTGTATGCAAAGCAACAAGAAACAATGACTACTCAATTATTAAATACCTATGGAGGAATTACAAAAGAGAATTCTGCTTATGATAGTATGTCTGAAGCTATGAATAAGCCTTGGTATAAAATATCTGGGTCTGAATATAACTTAGCTAAAGATATAACTAGTGGGGGTTTGTCTTCTGATTCTTTAAATCTACTTGCTTCTTTTTTTGGAGTTGCAGTAAGTGATTTACAAAGTATAGCTACTATATTAAAAATGAATTATGAAATGGGAAGAACTTCTTTTGCTTCTGGTACTTCTAATATTCCTCAAGATATGGCGGCAACTGTTCATAAAGGGGAAGGAATTATTCCTAAAGATTTTATGGAAGCTATCCGAAGTGGTGCTCTTACTCTTGGTGGGCCTGAAGGTACTGGACAAAATGGAGCAATTACTATTAATATAGGTGGATCGGTTATAGAAGAGAGGAATTTAACTAGAACGATAGTAAATGCGATTAATCAAAATGGAAAAAGAGGGTATTTACCGACATGAGTACTTTAAATATATATCTTGACTTTCAATTAGGTGGTGGATGGACTGAAATATCTGATTTAGTTAAATATGATTCTATTTCAATAACCCATCGCGCTTCTTCAGACGATTATCATTATGCCCAAAATATATGTTCTTTTACTATATTGTATGATGTCACTATCTATAATAATTTCATTGCCGCTGATGCAGATGTTTTAGTAAAAATATTAAAAGATGATAATTCATATTTCACTGGATACATTCCTCCGACAGTTAGTAGAAAGTATAATGGGATTCTTAATTTAACTGAATTAGAAGTAGAAGCAACGGATGATTTACAAAAATTAAAAGTTGCTATAGGTGATGTTGTTTATACTAGTTATAAATTATTAGATCCCGCCGATCCTACTCATTCTCTTACACATGTGTTAGCTTCTGGTTTAGTAGGAATAAGTTCTGATGTTACTATATCTACTGTAATCGAAGCACTTTCCCCTGATTCTGAAGAAACAGAAGTTTTAGGAATATTAGATACTTTGTTTTATGAATATGGTTATTCTCTTCATATGAATGAAGACAATGAAATCGAACCGATTTATAGATTTGTTACTGCTAGTGGGATTGAAACTTTTGATGAAAGTAATATTATAGATACTTCTTTTCAAAATGAAGAACAAGATAAAGATAAATATGATGGAGTAAATGTAATATTTTATGACTTAGAAACAAAAACAGATGTTCTTATATATCAAGAAAGTTTACCTTATGATGAATATGGTGCTTTTGAGGGATATCCTATTCTTGCTGGGTATGATTATCCTCCTGAAGCAAACGTAGATGATACTTCTACTGGGGCAAAACAAATTGTTTATCAAGAATATGTTGATACTGGAATTTTATATAAAACAAATAAAGCTATCGTTCAGAATTTAGACTATAACTATAAGAATTTTGAGAGTAATTTTACTGAAATGATAAAGACATCTAATCATTATTTAGATGATGCTTTTGATACAGGAATAACAAAACCTACTATTGAGTTTGGAAATAAAAAAGCTAGAATAATTTACAGGAATCCTACTGCCGGTTCATTAAATTTGTATTATTTCAATATTCGAGCGGATGTTTTATATAAGACATTAGCTGGTAATTCAAAAATAGAAAATGTAGTTGGGTCAAATAATCTCCAAGAATATGAAGCGAAATTTATATATGATGCTACGAATGCCGGTATTCTTGCACAACATATAGATCAAGAATATAAATTTGGAAATAGATATTATACGATAGAAAGTGAAATAGAAGTTCCTTATGGAAATATTGTTGAAGTAGTTACGGGAGATAGTACAAACCAAGCTTGCTTTATAGTTGAAAGAACATATGTTCCTTCTACTGAATTATATACATATCGATTAAAAGCTTTTGCAGATAATCTTGTTACTGTTATTCGTCCATTAGTTCGTTATCGATCTAAAAATGTTGATATTGTGACAGAGCAACAAATTTTAGAAAGACCTACTTACACAGAAATACAAACTGGGTATATAGCTGGTGGTGGAACAACTATTCCTACAATTCCAACTGTTTCAGCTACAGGATTATATAAAGCAATAAAACTTTTATGGGATAATCAAAGCAATTTAACTAATTTTAGTGTGTATCATGTTCAAGTCACCGATGTTACTTCTCCATCCGAATCAGATTGGTATCAATTAAAATTTGATTATACTGATTGGAAAACAGGATCAGCCGGGGAGTATACTGAATGGCCGATTCCTTATCTTATTCACTCCGTTCCTTTTTCTGGTACAGAAGAAACTCCTTTAGGAAAAACTCTTTATTATAGAATAAGAAGGGTTAATAACTCTGGAACAGCTAGTGGGTGGTCATCTATTGTTACTGCTACTTCTACAATAATAAATACAGGGGATATTGCCGAACAGTCTGTTACTGCAAATAAAGTAGAAGCTGGATTTCTTAATGCGGTTATTGCTTCAATTTCTTCTTTTTTAACAGTTGGTTCTCTTGGATGGCAAGCAGGAGGAGTAGGAGATCCAGTTGCAGGAGACACGAGAAGTTATCTTGATGGTGATGAAATAGCTCTTCAATTATATAATGGAACAATATGGACGGATATTGTTAAAATTGGAGGAATTGTTGCTGGACAACTTATACCATATATACAAGCAAATGGATTATTAAAAACAGGTGCAGCTTCTGAATATTTAGCATTAGATGATGGGGATGTTGTTCCAACTGGAGCTAAACGATTTAATTTTGATACAGATTATGAAGATCAAGATGGAGTAGATTCTTGGACTCCAAGTGGTAGTTTAGAATTTACTGCTTCAGGAATATTTAATTATGCTCTTGCTGGGAATGGATCTATTTTAGATGCTGATGCTAATGGAGTTGATTTTGCTCATCCGTTTGGAATAGATGGGTGGGTAAATGCTTCTGGAATTACTACAAGTGGTTTGGATGTTCCTTTATTGAAACTTGATACTGGTTTTTCTTCAGCATTAACTTATGGTAGTGAATACGTTTTTAATTCTGGAATATCAACAAGTTTTTCTTCTTGTTTAATAGATTCTACTCACATTGCTATTGCTTTTGATGATGCAAGTAATTATGGTACTACAATAATAGGTACTATATCCGGTTCTATAATTACTTGGGGTAATAAATATGTATTTAATAATGGAAACACTACTTTTATTTCTATGTGTTTATTAGATTCTACACATATTGCTATTGCTTTTAGAGATGGAGGTAATTCTAATTATGGTACTACAATAATAGGTACTATAGCAAATGAAGATGAGTTATCTTTTGGTAGTGAATATATATTCAATAGTAGTGGAAACACTGATTATACTTCTATGTGTTTATTAGATTCTACACATATTGCTATTGCTTTTAGGGATGGAGGTAATTCTAATTATGGTACTACAATAATAGGTACTATATCCGATTCTATAATTACTTGGGGTAATAAATATGTATTTAATGCTGAAAATACTGAGTTTATTTCTTCTTGTTTAATAAATTCTACTCACATTGCTATTGCTTTTGATGATGCAAGTAATTATGGTACTACAATAATAGGTACTATAGCAAATGAAGATGAGTTATCTTTTGGTAGTGAATATGTTTTTAATGCTGGAAATACTTATTATATTTCTATGTGTTTATTAGATTCTATACATATTGCTATTGCTTATCAGGACATTTTAAACTCTAATTATGGTACTACAATAATAGGTACTATAGCAAATGAAGATGAGTTATCTTTTGGTAGTGAATATGTTTTTAATGCTGGAAATACTTATTATATTTCTATGTGTTTATTAGATTCTATACATATTGCTATTGCTTTTAGAGATGGAGGTAATTCTAATTATGGTACTATAATAATAGGTACTATAGCAAATGAAGATGAGTTATCTTTTGGTAGTGAATATGTTTTTAATGCTGGAATATCTAATTACTGTTTTATTGTAAAAAGAACGACATCTACATTTATAATTACTTATTCGGATGCTTCAAATAGTAATTATGGTACAAGTATTTGTGGAGGTCAAAATCGAACAATTACAAAATTAAATGTTAAAGATAATACACTTATTTTTGATTTATCAACTTATGCTTATTCTCTTGAATCTTCTTTCCTTGTTTCTATTGGATGGCACCATGTATCTATAAACTGGGATCAAGCAAATACAAATATGTATTGTACTGTAGATTCTTTGTATGATACTTGGAGTTTATCAG